CACCATAGCCGACACAAGCGCTCAATACTTTGCGGCGTTGGATGCCATCACTGAGCCAATCACGGTTGGGGACTTTGTTGTCTTCAATTACTTCTTCTCGATTGTTGAAGGGGTGACTAACGCCGACGCCATAGCAATACAGGCTGGGTTCGTTGCGTTTATTGCCGAGAACCTCAATATGGCGGACAATCAGTCGGTATCTGGCTGGATCAAAATTATTGATGCTCAGACGGCAAACTGGGCAGTAATCAACAACCCTGAGACAGCAGGCTGGACAGTGATAGACACAACGGAATCTGCAGGCTGGCAAGTAATCAACAACCCACAATAGAGGTAAATAATGTCAAGTACGTACTCAACCAACCTAGCCATCGAGTTGCTGGGCACAGGCGACCAAGCGGGTAACTGGGGAGCCACGACCAACACCAACCTAGGCACGCTGATTGAACAAGCCATCTCTGGGTATACAACCACGGCGATGACTACCGATGCGGATACAACTATCACTATCCCTAACGGTGCGACAGGTCAAGCGCGCAACATGTACATTGAAATCCCGTCCTCTCTAACGCTGACGGCTAACAGAGTTTTAACTGTTCCCGCTAACAAGAAGTTGTATTTTGTATATAACGGTAGTACTGGCGGCTATGCAGTCACAGTCAAGGTCAGCGGACAAACAGGCGTGTCAGTTCCTAACGGGGCAAAAGTAGCTCTTGTATGTAACGGCACTGATGTGGTCGTGGCTCAAAACTATATGGTGTCGCCTACCTTATCTAACGCTACGCTGACAGGAACTCCTATTGCCCCCACCGCTTCAGTGGGTACAAACACAACCCAAATTGCTACTACCGCATTTGTAAATTCTGCGATTGTTGCGGCATATCCTGTCGGGTCTATCTACATGAGTACGGTAAGTACTCCCCCTGCCACACTGTTTGGGTTTGGTACATGGGTAACATTTGGTACAGGGCGGATGTTAATCAGCCAAGACGGTTCTACCTATACCGCAGGCTCAACTGGTGGTTCGGCAACTACAACTCTTTCTTCATCCAATTTACCAAGTCATACCCACTCTTTTAGCGCTACATCTGGCGGGCCAAATACAAGTTTGAACCACCGCCACTATGTTGGTTCTAGGGACTCTACTGCTGACAATGGCGGTAACTACGCCCAAGAGTTTGTTAGCGACGCAGGTAGTGGATATGGCCCAAATACCTATACCAATTACCAAGATCTTTCTCATACCCATGATGTGTCTGGCACTACAGGTAGTGCAGGTTCTGGCACAGCTGCAACAACAATTTCGCCGTATATCGCTGTATATATGTGGAATAGAACTGCCTAAGATGTGGACCCATTCACTCTCCTCATGGCAGCCCAGACTGCCGTTGGCTTTATTAAGCAGGGGTGTGCGCTCCTGCACGAAGGGCGGATGGAGCTTGAGAATGCGAAAGCAACAGCCGAACAAGTCATTGGAGATGTCAAGGCAATCAGAAGCATTTTTGATTGGTTCATTGGTCTATTTGCTAGTAAACCAGCCGCCGAAGCGCCAAAGCCTGTGGCGAAAAAGAAAGCCAAAGTCTCAGCCAAACAGCAGTCCTATGAAGAACTTGAACTCAAGCTCATTAAAGACATTGGAGACAACCTTGGGCTACTCTTCGATACACAACAACAGATCACAAACCACTATCTTGAATTAGAAGAGGAGAGTAAAACCAACTACGACCCGGCGCAAAACACCAGCAAGAAAGCCATTGAGCGTGCACTGATTGAGCTGCAGTTGGAAAAATTGATGGAGCAGGTGCGAGAGGCTATGGTCTACGCGCCAGCAGAGTTAAAAGATTTATATTCCCGCTTTTTGAGAATGTACAAGAAGATTGAGCAGGAGCAGGAGTGGGCAAGAAGTGAGACGCTTCGCAAAGCTAGGTTGGCTAGATGGAAGCGTGAACGAGATGAAATTTATTGTATTGAGATAACAAGTGGGGTGATTGCCGTGATGTTTGTGTCATTATTTTTTGGGTGGCTAATGTGGCAACTGCGAAGCTTGTCTGGTGGGTATTGATAGGGGTAGCGATATGTATTGTTGTAGGAGTTACTTCAATGGCATACGTAGAAACCCTATACATGCGTGCACAACTTAAACAAGAGATCAAAGAACTTAGAAAGTTAAAACAGGAAATCAAAAATGCTAAGTCTGACTAATCCTTGGATACTTGTAAGCGTCATCTCGCTGGTTGTCAGCTCGTTCTTTTATGGACATCATGTGGCCTATGTGGAACAAGAAGCTGAGATTGCTCGGTTAAACTTGATTGAGCGCGACAAGGAAGAACAGATGAAGGTGCTGGCAAACGCCAAGTCACGGGAATTAGAAAGGGCAAACAATGATGCTAAAGCCAAAATTACTGAGTTGCAGTCTAACCTTGCTACTGGCGAGCTGCGGTTTTCTATCGCCACCCGCTCCGTTCAAACCTGCTCAGATCCCACCTCTGCCACCGGAAATACGACCAGCCGAGCCGAACTTGACCCAACGGTTAGTCAATCTCTTGTCGCCATCACAGCCGACGGCGACTCAGCAATCCGCAGTCTCAACGCCTGCATCGACCTCTACAACCAAGTAAGGAGTAAACAATGAAAGATTGGACTTTAAAAGGCGCAGTAACTTTGATCGCCACTGTGTCACTTATGGGCGTTATTGCCTCAATGATTTGGATGTTTGTCCAAGCCGTCCTTGACCCCACCGTGGATGACAAGGTTGTGTTTGATATTGTTGGCCCTGCGTTTCAATCTATCTGCGGTGGCTTTCTTGGCCTGATTACAGGCATTCACATTGGGGAGAAAAAAGATGCAGCTGAGTGAACACTTTAGCCTAGACGAAGCGACGTATAGCGAGACCGCTGTGCGTATGCACATTAACAACCAGCCCGATGAGCGCCAACTGGCGAACATGAAGATAGCGGCTGAAAACTTGGAGAAAGTCCGTGCTGTTACAGGACCTATGCGTGTTAACTCTTGGCTTCGCCTTCCTGATGTTAATGTGGCTGTGGGTGGTTCCAAGGTTAGCAGCCACATGGATGGGTGGGCAATTGACTGCTCTAGCTCTGCTCATACTCCTTACGAACTGTGCCAGCTAGTTTTAAAGGCTGGTATTAAGTTTGATCAAATGATTCACGAGTACGGCAGATGGATGCATATCTCGTTTGCCCCTGAGATGCGTCAGCAAGAGTTGACCATTTTTAAACCCGAAGGTAAGTACAAACCCGGCATCCTGACCGAAGCCGAATACCACGCGAAGTAATATGCCATTACAGAAACTGCAATTTAGACCGGGTGTCAATAGAGAATCTACTACCCTAGCCAACGAGGGTGGCTGGTTTGACTCCGACAAGATTCGGTTTCGTTCTGGCTTTCCTGAGAAGATTGGCGGTTGGGTACGCGATACAGGTACGTACTTTTCAACAGTTCCCACTACTACGCTTCTTAGCGGGGGCACATCCACTGCAGCGGCTCCTCCATCTGGTGCCTTTTGGGGCGTGGCTAAGTCCATGTGGAATTGGTTGAACTTAGTCGGCTACAACTTACTGGGCGTCGGCACTAATCTCAAGTACTACATACAGAACTCCTCGGGCGGTGCGTTTAACGACGTAACTCCCATACGCCTGACTAACACTGGTACGGCTAACGCGTTCACTACAAACACCACAACAAACAGCGGTGGCTATACAACCATAACAGTAACTGATGCGGGACACGGTGCGCAGGTCAATGACTTTGTAACCATATCAAGCGTATCTGGTGCCGTTAATGGTGTGACTGCTGCGCAGTTAACTGGCGAGTTTCAAGTTGTTACATATGTAAGTTCTAGCCAATACACCATTCTTGTGGCGGGCACTGCATCATCCAACGGCACACCTGCGGTAAGTGCGACATTTAACTATCAACTAACTACTGGTAATACAACCTTTACGTATGGTACTGGCTGGGGCGCTGGTGGTTGGGGCGGGGTAAATGCAGGATACACGTCTACAGGTTGGGGTTCTCCTGCGCCAGCAGGTCTTGGTATTGGTACACAGCTTCGCCTATGGAGCCAATCAAACTTTGGTCAAGACCTCATCATTAACCCGCGTGGCGGGTCGATGTATTACTGGCAGGTTAACTCAAACCCCAACAACTACGACCGTGCTCAGATTATGAAGGCGGGCAACTATATTCCCGGCTCTGGTTCGGTTACTTATGACTCTACAACGCCGTCTGTAGCCAACTTAGTATTGGTGTCAGATGCGTCGCGTTTTGTGTTTGCATTTGGAACAAACGATCCTACAGGCGGGTACGCCACCACTGCGCAAGATCCTTTACAAGTACGTTGGTCAGACCAAGGTCTCTATAACATTTGGACTCCAGCCGTTACTAACCAAGCAGGTGGTATTAAGTTAAGCCGTGGCTCTTCTATTGTTTCCGCATTACAGACCCGTCAAGAGGTTTTGGTTTGGACTGATGCCGCGCTATATTCATTCCAGTATCTTGGCCCTCCTTATGTTTGGGGCAGTCAAATTCTTGCTGACAACATTTCTATTGTTAGTCCCAACGCTACAGCCGTAGCAAACAACGTAGCGTTCTGGATGGGTGCTGATAAGTTCTACATGTACACAGGTCGTGTGGAGACGTTACCTTGCTCTATCCGTCAGTACATCTACGACAACATTAATTTGACCGAAGCATTCCAAATTCACTGTGGAACTAACGAGGGCTACAACGAAGTCTGGTGGTTCTATCCATCTATTACTGGAACTAATCCTGACGGCACAAATGGTTCTGGTACTTCTGCCAGCCCTAACTCAGTAATTGACCGTTACGTTATATACAACCACCTTGAGCGCACGTGGTATTACGGCACTATGAACGGCACTGGGAATGCGGCTTATGGCACGGTTCGTCCACGCACTGCTTGGCTAGATAGTCCACTTCGTGCGGAGCCTACTGTGGCTGTTTCCTATGTATCAGGCGGCGCATATACAAATGGCGTTGTTGTTTATCATGAAACTGGAATTGATAACAATGAAACAAGTACTCCAGTGGCTATTGACTCGTATGTGCAGTCTTCGGACTTTGACATTGGTGATGGGCACAATTATGGTTTTGTATGGCGTGTTATTCCTGACGTTACATTTGACGGGTCAACAGGCTCCGCACCCAGCCTTAACTTCACGATTAAGCCTCGTCAAAATCCGGGCTCCAAGTATGGGGACGCGGATAACCCAACCGTTACTAGCGCCAATAATTACACCACTTCGCCCTATTACAACGTACAACAGTTCACCCAAATAGTCTATGTTCGTGCGAGGGGACGGCAGATGGCTTTTAGGGTTGAGTGCAATAACTTAGGTACGCAATGGCAGTTGGGTACGCCGCGCATCGACGTTAGACCAGACGGACGCAGATGACAATACCAACCAATACCCAGCTACGTGCTAGCCAACAGCCGCGCCTGCCTGCTGGTCCGGTTCAGTACGATCAACAGTACCAAGATCAGTTTACAAGTATTTTGCGTCAGTACTTCAACCAAGTAGACAACCTAACTCAATCCCTGCTGACCAACACTGGCGGTAGGTTTTTGCGCACAGTTTGCGGGTCTTTTTACGACACGACGACTCAAAACGCAGCAGTAGCTAACACCGCATACAAAGTCACATTAAACAGCA